TAATGGACTTAACAGTGCATTGCAGGGAATGAAAGATGTCGAAATACTTAATATGCACCCATTTTCGTTCCTTCCGACCATAAGCATTCCACAAATTCCACAACTTGCTATGGGCGGATTTGTGAAGAAAAACACACCGCAGCTTGCCATGATCGGCGACAACCGCCACCAGGGAGAGGTTGTGGCCCCGGAGGATAAACTGCAGGCAATGGTTGATGAGGCAGTAAGCAGGGCATCCGGAAGCGGAATCACAAGAGAGGAGCTTGAAAGCATTATGAACAATGCAGTGATGCGGATTATTGCAGCACTTTCGTCTGTAGGATTTAATCTTGATGGAACACAGGTGGCAACGTTACAGCGGATGGCGCAGACGAGCATTGACCGTCGTTTTAATACAGTAGAGATAACATAGGAGGGAGCATATGAAAAATGGCGAAATACTGAAATCCGGAAGTACAGTGCTCCCGGCACCGACGGCCCTTACAGTATCAGATGAAATCATCTGGTCATCTGATACAGGACGTACATTGGCCGGAAGAATGGTTGGAGATGTAGTGGCGGAAAAAAAGAACCTGAGTATCAAGTGGGAGTATCTGACAGATACAGAGGTCAAATTGATTAAGAGCCGGATGATTGCCGGCTTTTTTCCATTTACTTTCCACGATGATGGAGTTGACATCACAATATCTTCTTACCGCGGGACACTTGCCAAAGAACATCTGGGCAATATCGGCGATGGGAATTACTGGTATAAATCCGTATCAGTTGATGTGATTCAGAGGTGATGAGACATGATTGACACAAGCAGAGAATACAAAGAAGCGGTGACAGGAAATGATGGAAGCCGATTATTCTGTATTGCCGACCGGATCACATTTGCGGACGGGACACAGATTACTTTATCACTGGATGACGTACTGGCGTATTCCATTAATGATGCCACAAGCGATTCGGGAAAGTTCCAGGTCGGAGCTGCCATCATAAAAGAATATTCGATCACGCTCTATAATGATGACCAGAGGTTTACAGATCTGAATTTTGAGGAAGCTGACATTACGGCGAAGATCGGCCTGGAACTGGCCGATGGAACATGGGAAATGCTGCAAAAGGGGACATTCCGAATTGTGGAAGCAAAAGAAGTGGAGCAGACGATTAAAGTAACTGCATATGACAGTATGCTGTTCTTTGACCGGTCATATAGCGAAAGCACATTATCTTATCCAGCAACACTGACGGAGATAATCAGTGATGCCTGCAGCTGTTGCCAAATGGCATTTGATGCAAGAACGGTTGAAATGGGGGATTACACGGTCCAGGAACGACCGTCGGATGATACTTTGACCTTTCGCGATATCATTTCCTATGCGGCACAGATTATGGGATGTTATGCACGGATTAACCGGCTTGATAAACTGTGTTTCGGCTGGTATTCATTCGAAAATGATGTGAATATCTGGGGCGGTATATTTGACCAGGATACGCCGTATTCCACAGGATCCGATCTTGATGGCGGGAGCTTCAGCCCATGGAACACAGGAGATGTATATTCTGCGGATTTTGCATCTATGGATGCATATTACCACCTGTACGATCTGAAAACAAAGAGCATCAACACAGATGATATCGTGATCACTGGCATACAGGTGATTGCACAGACAGGCGAGAGTGATCCTCCGACGAAAACCTATGGAGACGAAGGATATGAGATTGTAATTGAAAATAATCCACTGATCCAGGATGCTTCAGAAGCTGAGATAGTAGCGGAACATGTTGGAAAAAAACTGAGATACAGCTGTTTTCGTCCGCTGAATGTCACAACACAGTCGGATCCATCAATTGAAGCCGGGGATGCAGTAATTGTCACTGTATCGTCAATGAAACCAAGTATCTATACGGTTATCACCAATACAACATTTGCAATGGGAAATGCGCAGAAAGTGGAGTGCACCGCTGAAACGCCCACAGAAAAGAATTATACAAAGTATAGCGCACAGTCAAGAATACTGGCAAAGTCAAAACAGGCCACAGAACAGGCGATGAGTGTGTATGATACCGCTGTACAGCAGATGAACCAGCTGGCAGCCAATACAATGGGTTTTTACGCCACAACACAGAAACAGGCAGATGGAAGCATCATAGTATACAGACATAATAAGCCTCTTCTGGCGGATTCCAAGATAGTGTATAAATCCGGCATTGATGGCTTCTGGGTGACACAGAATTTCCAGGGGACAGATGCAGCAACTACTGCAGCAGGAAAATGGGAATCTGGTTTTGACAGCAGTGGAAATGCTGTACTGAATATGCTTTCCGTCATCGGGATTAACTTCGACTGGGCATACGGAGGAACGCTGACACTTGGAGGAACCGGAAATAAGAACGGAGTAATGAAAATACTTGATGCACTTGGAGCACAGATAGGAAAGTGGGACAAAGACGGGATTACTGCTGCCAATTGTGCCCTAAATGGAGAGTTTCTTAATTATTCTGATAAAATAGCAACAAGTTTGTCACCGAGCGGAATATGCTTCTATGATAGGACAAAACAAGCCGTAGTGATTAACGGAATCAATGTTGGTGTACAGAATGGATCAATCTTTTCGCTAAATAGTACTGGAAAAAGAGAAATTGCAGTGTATGGAGTGGAAAGGCTTAATCTTGAGGGTGGTTCCAGCGCCAAAATTTCTATAGAAGATGGTTGCATCAGTGCAACGGCACAAATGAATGTTGATGGAACTTTAGGAGCCTCTTCGTTGTACGTATCGGATGAAATGGATGGATCAACTGATGATATCGTACTACCAATAGATGGGGCAGCCGCATTTATCGAAGGAAATCTGTATGTTTCTGGAGAAAAGTCGCGTGTTGCTAAAACAGGCAATTACTCTGAACGATTGCAGTATTGCTACGAGACCACAACTCCTACATTTGGAGACATTGGAACTGGACAGATCAATGAAAATGGCAGCTGTTACGTTGAAATAGATGACATCTTCGCTGAAACGGTACGGACAGATATAGAATATTTTGTTTTCCTACAAAAAGAAGGGCAAGGAGATTTATGGGTGGATGCAAAAGAACCAGACTATTTCATAGTCAGAGGAACGCCTGGACTTGTATTTTCATGGGAAATAAAATCTGTACAGAAAGGGTTCGAGACCCTCAGATTGGATGAATACGGAACAGGTCACAGTATTGCAGATGATACAATGATTGATACGATTTATGATGAAGATGTAACTGCATATGAACAGGAAATGGAGGAATTGTATTATGAATAAATTGTTAACCAGTTTTATGACGAGGCAGGTGGCCGAAGGGCAGATGTTATCCTTTACCTATTCGGTAGTAGATGATGAAGGGAATTTTCAACAGCGCAATACGAAAGCTTCATTTCTTGTAACAGACCAGGAACTGCTTACTCATATACAGGCAATCGAAAAGCATATTTGCGATAACAAATTGATTGGCGGTGAATAAACATGGCACTTCAATTCAGAAAGGGACAATACGAACAGTTCGACCCGAATAAATTACTGCCAGGTGAAATGGCGGTAGTTCTGTCTGGTGACCCAGCGACCAGCACAGGCCGCAGCGTGTACATATGCTTTGAGCCGGGAGCTGTAAAACGATTTGTTACATACGAAGATTTCGAAACAGAACTCCAGGCAGCAACAGCAGAGCTACAGCAGGAGTTTTCAGACACGATGCAGCAGAAAATAGACACAGCAGTAACAGAAGCTGTCAATGCAGCGAACAAGGCTGCAAATGCTGCAAGTAGCGCTGCTGAAGCTGCCAATACTGCCTTGGAGAATGCCAATAATGCGACGGAACGAGCGAATAAAGCTGCGGCAGCCTGCGAGGGAATCGCAGAAGGAACAAAAGTCACAGAACTGGAGGGCCAGATGCAGCAGGTAATTGAGACACTTGGAACGGTTATATCTACAGAATAGGAGGGACATATGAAAATAAGGGCAAGACCCTGATAATTTTTTATGCAGAAATAAATAAAGGAGAGAAAAAATGAGTGTAAAGACAGTACAGGCCATAGTAAATGGCCAGACTTATACATTAACACTTAATTCATCGACTGGTAACTATGAAGCGACAATCACAGCGCCATCAACTTCCAGTTATACGTTAAGTGGACATTATTATCCGGTCACCGTAAAGGCCACGGATGAAGCTGGAAATACGACTACAAAGGATGCCACGGATTCCACGCTGGGTGCAAGCCTGCAGCTGGTAGTCAAGGAAAAAGTTGCACCGGTAATCGAAATCACATCACCGACGGCATCTGCGCTGCTGACAAGCAACAAGCCAACCATTACATGGAAGGTTACCGATGCAGATTCCGGCGTTAACCCGGATACAATCGGAATTACGGTTGATTCAGGCAGCAAGGTGACGGGAAGTTCCATCACAAAGACTTCGATCACAGGCGGGTACCAGTGCAGCTATACACCGAGCAGCGCGCTTTCGGACGGATCCCATACCATTAAATTTGACGCGTCGGATTACGATGGAAATGCAGCAACACAGAAGAGCGTCACGTTCAAGATCGATACAACCCCGCCGACGTTGTCTGTATCAAGCCCGACAAATGGTCTTGTTACGAACAATTCTTCGCTTACGGTGAACGGTACTACCAATGACGTTACATCAAGCCCGGTTACAGTGACGGTTAAACTGAACAGTGGAACTGCAGCAAGCGTGACAGTCGGCTCGGATGGTTCCTTCAGCAAGGCGCTGACGCTGGCAACCGGTTCGAATACGATCACCATTGTGGCAACCGACAGCGCGGGCAAATCAACGACGGTCACAAGAACGGTAACGCTTGATACGACTGCGCCGACCATCAAGTCAGTGACGATCACACCAAATCCGGTGGATGCAGGAAAAACCTTCATTATCTCCGTGGAAGTCACAGATTAGGAGGCGGCTCATGGTTGCACGGGTATTTGGCAAAGCCAACGGTGCAGAAATCATATTTACCAGAATGGAAGGGGACAGATGGGAAATCACTGTCCCCTCCAATATTGAAGGGGAATATGCGGTTGAGCTCTATGCAGAGGATGATGCTGGCAATCAGTCATTTGCCTGTGCAATGCTGTTTACGATATGCGGCCATGATCTTCGGGTGAAAATTATTGACCGTGGATACGGTGGATTGGTAACAACAAATCCGTTCACTGGGGAAATAAGCATAGGAGAGCTACTTGCAGGAATCCAGGAAGGAGGATTTACCGTTGAGCGTAAAATATGTGAGTGATCCAATTTATGTGGATTTAGGGGAAAGATTCCACATCAGAAGCGTGGTAAAACCCGTATGTGAGGAAGAAATCCCATTTTCGATACGGTCCGCAAAATGGGAATTGTATGATTCGGAAAAGAATCTGGAAGCATCCGGAGAATGCACCATTAATGGACATGAATTGGATGCGCTGATAGAACCCAAAAACACTGGACGTTATACTTTCAAGTACATCTATGAGGTGGCGGATGAAAACTGGGTTGACGTATTACAACTGAGGGTGAATTGATATGGCAGATGTAAATATTGTAATCACAGGGGCCTCATTGGCCCCTAATCCGGTCAACACAGGAGCGAGCTGTATTATTTCAGTCGAAGTCTTGAATAAGGTATATGTTCTGGATTCCGGAGATGGGAACATATTGGCAGATTCAGACGGCACATTAATTGAAACAGAATAGGAAGGTGATTTAAAATATGGCTACAAGCGAAACGATTGCAACCAAAAAAGTAACTGACCTGACAGAAAACACAAGCATGTCGGACAGCGATCTGTTTATGGTAGGAAATGCAGGGACATCAACCTTGAGAAAACTGAAATGGTCAAACATTATTGCAGCCATCAAAAACAAACTTGGTAGTGCAGCTACTTACAGCGTAGCAAACAATCTTACAACCACAGCATCTAGTTATGTGCTTGATGCACGACAGGGGAAAGCATTGTCTGATAAAATCGGCACATTGTCCAGCCTGGGAACAAGCGCAAATGGGAATGTGGTGGATGCGGTTAATGAAGTAAACAGTGCAGTTGATGAGTTAAACACGAATATAGGTAAGATTACAGATAGTATAATAGAAGTAAAAATGATTACTTTCCTTACTAATGCATCTTCCAGTGCGATAAAAACTGTTGACCTGCCTACAGGATTTACACAAAGTAATTCTTTCGTAATT